TTGTCTACCAATCTTGGTGTAGGAGCCAAATTGCGTCGAGTAGGTAAGTGCCACTGATAAACCACCAAAGGAAATTGTTGGAGTCCAAGTCCCTTCCTCATAGTCAGCCAGCAACTCGCTTGTGCCTGTGCCAGCCGTTGCCGCAAAGTCAATTCCAAAACCGCTTGCAGGGATTACATTTCCGGACAGCTTAATATTTCCAACAACGTCTAGTTTTTCTGCTGGTGTAATGATGCCGATACCTACACGGCTGTTAGTTGCGTCAGTGAAAAACAGATTGGCGTCTGTGTCGCCTTCAATCCGCACGTTAAAAATCGCCCCAATATCGTTAATCACAAGGTTGGTCGTGCCGATAATCATTTTCTCGGTTGATGCGCCAGCCGTTGCAGTCTCAAAGTGAATCTGACCTGTTTCAGCCGTTGAAGTTGGGCTAAGAATTGATCCGTGAATGAGAGCGTATTGCTGTTTGTTGCCAGCCGAATCTTGGCCGTTAAACTCAATCTCTCCGATTGTGTCGGAGGCGGCTGGGCTTGCTGAGTTGCGGTAGAGGTCAAGCAGTGGGCCTGCTCCTGCACCGGCATCGGTTGATGTCAGCGTTACATTGCCAAAGTTGCCGATTGTTGAAATTGCTTTTAGCATTGCTTTCTCCTTAGATCAAAAATTCAATCACCGCAGTGAGTGGTGGCGCTTCGCTGAATGTCACATTACCGCCAGCCAATGTGTAAGTGTTTTGGTTCTGATACACGCCGTTGATGTAGATTAGGCTTGGCACAAATGAAACGGCAAAAATTGTCTGTGTGCCTGTGCCAGTAGCATTGACGTACAAATTTCCAGCAGAACCTGGGAAAGCATTGCCGTTAAACGAGGTGTAGACCACCGTGCCGTTCTTGTCCTGGACTTGGATAGAGTAATCGCTCCCCGCATAAATCCGGCTCGGAGTGCCTTGGTAGACAGGGTAACCGCCACTGGTGCGAATTGGCTGGACAGCGGAAATCGTCAATGCAGCATCAAAAAATACAGCAATCGGGTTTGTGACTGGGTTTAGGTTGACCGTGCCAATCAAGATAAAGCCGTTCTCAAGCGGAAGGCCGTCAGTGCCAGCAAAGGCAGGGTATGGGGGTTCTACGGATAGTGCGGACATTTATTTGTTCTCTTGAGATTCCGGACGAAATACATTAACAGATTGGGTAGATGCACCTGAGGATAAACCGCCAGAAGCGGCTGGCATTGCTCTTGAGACAAAACCTGCTGGAAGCACTTTCTCTTGAGCGCGAGCAATTTCATTTTTTAATGCAGTGATTGCTGCATCTGGATTGTTGTAAACCATGTTAGAAAGTTGTGCCGCAATTTTTGGATTAAGTCTATCTTTGATATTAGTAAATACGTTTCGGAACACGGTGTACCCACGACTTAACAGATTCAATTTATCTACTTTGAAAGCACTTTCTTCAATTTCCTCACCCAAAATATCACGACCAGTTGGGCGAGTAGCTTTTCTTGCAGCACTAGCGGCTGACTCAACTCTATTTGATCTAGCCAAATCATCAATCACTAACTGAATGTCTGTCAACTGTGCTGGTGTAAAGTTTTGCGATCTTAGCACTGGTTCAATGGCATTGGGATTATTGAGCATTGGATTTTTACCAGTCTCAATGACAAGACGCAAACCCTTTGCTCTATCTGCAAATTCGTTTGCTAATTTAGTTCCCAATGCCTGTTTGTATGAAGACTTGAGGTTTCCTGTTTGGTCAAACAGTTCACCAACCACTTTCATAGCTCCTGCTTCCGTCAAAGGATCGCCTCCTGGCGTTTGTGTCAGCATCTGGTTTAAGCGAGTCTGAACCACGCGACTAATTGCATCTTTTCCTTGAGCATCTGAACGTGCCAAGGCAACACCCATGCGGTCGCCGCTATCAAGAATGTGGTTAAGAATTTGCTCTGGCGTTTTGTTTTTGAACCCTGCCCCAAGAGCGGTCAATTTGGATAAAGCATTATGACCTTGAACAGCCTCTTGTTCCAATGTCTCCAAAGCCCTTTTGATGCCCATGCCTGACTTGTCCAACACGGCAAATTGCTCGGCATTCTTTTGCAAGAAGCTGGCGGCTTTTGCTGGATCAACCAGCCCCGTTTGAGCGTCCATTGCAGCCAATTTGAACTGGCCCAAAATACCGTTACGAAGTGAGTCAAAAGCCTGTGGATCACCAGCAAACGTAGTGACAAATTGATTGGCTGCATCACGGTCTTTGGTGAATTGAGCGACAACTTGAGCAGGCTCAATACGTTGTTCACCAAACATCCCTGGCTTGAGTATTTTGGCTGTCTCACCAGTACGGAAGCGCGGAGCGTATTGCTCGCGGTATGTTGCCAAAGCTTTGCCATACAGGTCTTTTGCTTGTTGTGGAAAAGTGTCTGAAACATCAATTGCTTCATCAATTTTGCGTTGTAAACCTAGCAAGTTTCGTATTTCTATACCAACAAGGGAACCTTGTCCACGACTAGCCGCCATCACATCTGAATTGATGGCTTTACGCAAAGCATCCAATTCAGTCAATGTGGCCTCTGCTACTGGTAGCGGCACTGGCGCTCTTTGCATTGGACGACCAAACTGATCCAGCAAATTAAATGATGGCTCTGCTGTTGGTGGAGGACGTAGCCCCATAATGCGCCGCACAATTGCTGGCGCAGTGTCAGGTGAAAATGATGAAAGAGGCCGACCTAAAACTTTTTCAGCTTCTGCTACCAACTCATCAATATTGACTTTGGCATTACCTGCTGCTGCTTCCGCTTGAGCATACGCTGGTTGTACTTGCGTTTTTTTCAGTTCGTCAGACAACTGTTTTGCGCGTAAACCAATTTGCTCTCCAGTCTCTTGAGGCCCAGTGGCTGGAAATCTGCCAGCAAATGCAGTTTCTATTTGTGCTTTCTCAGCATCCAAATTTTGAAGAATTGAATCTCTTGCCTGCGTCAACTCATCCAACACACCTGGTTGCAATGTCTGACCCTGTTGATCAATTTGTTGATTGACACGTACCAGTTGCTGCTGCAATGCGCCAACACGCTCGTTCATCAGGCGTTGAATTTCAACTGCTTGTTGTGGGCTTGATCCTCTAAGTCGTTCAGCCAATACAGAAATCGTAGGCGGCGCTTCACCACCACCAGCAACAATATTTTCAGCCAAAGTTCTTTGAAAACCCGGTGTTGTTGGAACTTGAACTCCAGCTTCAATTTCACTGATCGTGCGTTCTGCCGCACCGGGTGTGCCACCAACCGCTTTAAACAATTGTCTTTCAGCAGCCAATGCTGGCTTAAAAAGTGGATCTACTGTGGCCTCCCACAATCCTTTCACGACTGATGATATAGCCTTTGCAGCAGGTGGAACCACGCCACCCGCTACCATTCCTACAGCCACATCAACGGGTGATTCTGCAACCGGAACTGCTCCAATGGCTCCAGCAGTCATGCCAGCACCAACGCGCTGTCCTATCGTTGCTCCACCTGTTGCCCCCATGCCTCCAACACGCACCGCCTCGGCAATTGGAGTAACCACAGGTGCTGCACGGGTGCCTTGCGCCAAAGCAGCAGCAGTGCGTCCAAGTTGTGCTGGCAATGCTGTTCCTGCTGCAATTCCAGAAGTCAACTCACCAACAAATTTTTCAGCACCAGATTGTGGTACTGCTATTCCAAGTCTAGTCAAAAGATCGCTTAAAGCCGCTGAAGGCTTTTGCATTTGAGTTCCAAACGTTTTATTTAGCAAATTGACAACTGGGTCAGCAACGGTCGGGGCTAATGTTCCAGCAGCAAACCCAGCTAGCGCACCGGGTGGCCCACCCATTGCAGAGCCAGCCGCAGCACCAGCTACTGGCAAAGCCAAAGCCCGAGTTACTGCTCCCATTACGCCTGGTGTTGTGGTTTCAGGGCCAAGTGGAAAAGCCGCTGGTTCTTCTCTAATTTTTCCGGGAATATTTGAAATTGAAACTTGTAACTGAAGTCTTGTAATTTCATCAGCAAGCAACTTAGCAGCTTTGGAATCACCTGCTTTATCAGCATTCAATAGCGCATCTTCAAGTTCTGAAATAGTCGCCATGTTCTTTCCTACTTGCTTTTGTGTTTTTCAACTGCCGCAGCTATTGCTGCTGCTTTAGCTGGATTTGGTACTGTTGGAGCGTCTGCTTCTCCAAAACTTCCTTGAGGTTTTACTTTTTTTGGAGGTGGAATCATTCCAGACAACATCATCCTATTCTTGGCTGTATTCCATCCTGCCAAACGCTCATCGTTTGTTTTATATGGATTTGCTACATCTCCAAGAGTAGCAACAATAAAATCTCTATCAGCATTTGATATGCCAGCACCAAGTTTTCCACCGAGTAAATCTGTAGCTATGGCATTTGATGTACTTGCTAAAGCATTTATAGCATCAGCACCAGAGTCGCTCACTCCGAAAGCCCTTAAAGCAACATCAGTCACTGCGCCAAGAGTGCCTCCTGTTGATCTTTTGATCAAACGAGTAATATTATCTTCGCCTGTTTCTGGATCATACCCGGCCGTTTTAAGCGCCTTGATGGCTGCTTGTTGATCTTTTACTTTCACCGCTTCATTTAGTGGAATAAAACCACCACTAGGATTTTTTGTTGTTATTGGAACAACAAATCCACCAAGTTGTGAATTGAACACTGGCATCGGGCCACTTTCAGCATCTTTTACAAGTTTGAGTCTTTGTTGTTCTGTCAATCCAGCAGAAGCTAAAGATGATTTAGCGGATGCGGCAGAAGCTATTGATTGATTATTTTTAAACTTCAAGTCAGCCTCAGCAATTCTGGTTGCAAACTTAGCCTCAATTGCTGCCTTGTCAGCATCAGACTTTGCTTTCAAAAGTTCAGCGTTTTTAATAAGAGCTAAAGTTTTAAGTTCGATTGCTGCCTTGTCAGCATCAGACTTTGCTTTATCTGCATCGGCCACAGCCTTTTTCAATTCGCTTGGTCCTTTTGCCGCGGCTCTGGTTTCTCCACCTACACTCGCCGCAGTCAATGCGCGTTGTTGGTTAGCTTGTGCAACCATCAAGCCTTGTTCAGCTTCCAATCGAGCCGGAGTGTCTTTGGCCTCGAATACTTTCTTTTCAGCATCAGCAACAGCAGCGGCTGCGTCTGCGACTGATTTTCCAAGCACGCTTGGTGCAAGTCCAGCAGCCCTACCTTCGCCACCAACACTTGCAGCCGTCAACGCTTCTTGCTGTGCAATTTGAGCAAGTCTTAAATTTTGTTCTGCTTCCAGACGCGCTGGTGTGCCTGCTGCCTCTAAAACTTTTTGCTCTGCCATTGCTACAGCAACATTTGCATCAGCAACAGATTTTTTAAGCACTGATGGTGCCAATTCTTCAGTTCTTGCAGTGGTTGATGCTTTGTCAATTGCCTCAAACATTTCCTTCGCACCGGGTATGAGTGATGTCACAGTCACCATCGACTTAAACGCCATTGATGGGCCACGGGTTGGGTCTGCTGCTTGCTCAGCAATACTCTCATAAAGTAGAGCCTCTTCTTGATCTCCGCTGTTGCGTTGAGCCGTTGCATAGTCCTTTAGAAATTTAATTGCTGTCTCTGGATTGACTTGCAAGGCAGAAAGAATCTGCCTATTGGTTTTCAACACGCTTTGCTGCTGCGCTTTGCTGAAGTTCTCAATGTACGGACGCAAAGCATCGGCTCTGTCTTTTGGTAGCACTGCTGCAAACTGCAACGCATCACGCATGGTCGGGTTTGGCTTTGCAAAAAAACGCGCCTGTTCCTGTGCTGCAAGTTGTTGCTGCTGTTGTTGTTGCTCAAAGATTGCTTGCTTTTGCTGTCTCTGTTGCTCTGCAAGAGCTTGCTTTTGCTGAGTTTCGACTATGCCTGAGCCAAGCTGGAAACCTTGCAACGACTGGGCAAATGGGTCTGCAACTTGTGTTAAATAATTAATTGGTTGCATATATTAAAACTCCAGTGATCCCATGAATTCGCCCGATACCGGGTTGATTTGTCCACCGCCTTGGAATCCACCGCCTCTACTGCCGAACAGCCCACCGAGCCCTCCTGCCCCTTGCAGCGCACCAAATGCCTTGTTGATGCCTCCAGTGAGTGCGCCTTGCTGGCCTAGTATTCCTCCTGCTGCGGCTTGCCCCTGCTGGCCTAACAAAGTAGAAATGTTTGCCCCTGTTTGCTGTCCAAATGTACCTTGTCGGGCTGCTGATGTTTGACCAATACTAGTAAGTCCTCCAAGACGTTCATATTGCTGGTTGATTAGGCTGGACAACAAAGCTGGCCTGAATTGCGCTAGCGCACCCTGCACATTGCCGCCACGTAATCCACCAGTAGCTGATGCGTTTTGCAGAATAGCGTTTTCACCCTGCTGTTGCAAGGCTTGAAATTGTGGACTGCCCTGCAAAGCGGTAATGGCCTCTTGCTGTGACCCTGGCGCACCCAGACCGATTAACGCTTGTTGCTGTGTTAATGCCCCAGTACCAGCCTGGGTGTATGGCGATAGGAGTTTTGTGATTTCATCAAACTGCCTGCGCTGCTCGTCAATTCCGGCTTGTGCTGCTTGTTGCTGTGTTTGGGAGGCTTCTCCGACTGACTCGCTGCCTTCAATTGCTCCACCCAGACCAGCGCCAATTACACCGCCAATGCCTGGCAGGAAGAAATTTCCAGCAATGCCGCCTAGCGTGCTAAGTAAACCCATAAAAACACCTCAATATTTATTGGATGCCGCTGGTAGCATCTTCCTCAGCGGATTGATTTTCGCAAATTCTGGCATTTCGTCAATCCATGTCCGATTCACGATCTTCCCACGCTTGACAAACCCGCATATCGTTACAGATAAAGTTCAGCTTCTCGCAGTGACCCCTGAACCCTGCGCCCTTGTCGTAAGTGGCAAGCGGGATACGCTCAATCCTGACTTGGGTCATAAAACTGTTGTCGTAGTATTCGCAGTTCGAACAGTGCTTGCGCCTTGCGTCTTTCTCGTCGCACTGCATCGCCTCGGCCAGCCCAACGTAAAACTCTTTGTTTGCGCCTGGCTCGTTGGTCGGCACTTCAGGGCCATAGTTCCAATCTTTGACCGCAATAGAGTAATTTTTCTTATTCTCTGCATTGGTCAAGAATTCTTCGTCCATCGGCAAGCCAGTAAAGCCGCGTGGAATCATCATAAAGTCTTTCATTTCTGCTCCTTAAGTTATTTCGCGCCCGTTGGCTCTGATGGTCAGAGATGTCGCAGCACCAGCGAGAGTTGAAATAAACCCGCTCGGCTCTAGTGCCTGTCCCACCAACTCGGGGAACGTGTAGGTCTCGTCAGGAGCAAGGCTTCTCGCATCCACAATCAAATTAGTCACGCCTGCCGTGCCGCCACTGGTAACTAGATTCACGCTAATCGCCACGTTTCCTGCCGTTGTATTTGTAGCAGTAAACTTGTCAATGATCGTCTTGCAGTTGGTCGCGGTGTACTGCGTAGTCTGGGCATTTTCAGCTTGCTTTGCTGGAATCAATACTTTTACTGTGACTGTCATATCTATTCCTTATGTGGCCTCGCCGCCGCTAGCGATGATGGTCAAGCCTGTTGATACCGCCTGAATCTGTATTGTGTCGCCTGCGTTCAATACTTCAATTCCGTTGTATTGCAAAGCGTTGTTTGCAGGTACAGGAACATCGTAGAGAAAAGCATTCCCAGTCCCTGCCGATCCTGCTGATGGCACGAAAAACACACGAACGTTTATGGCTGCTGCCGTTGTATTGGCGATGCTGAATTCTTTGACCAGTGCGCGGGTGCTGGCCGGTACTGTGTACAGCGTAGTCACGCCGGTTGTAATAGCGGCTTGTCCGAATTTAACTGGGGTGATTACATCGAAAGCCATGTCAGCACCTGATTAGATCGCACCCTTGGGGTTTGGTTTGCATACGGCAAGATGCCAACCACATCATGCGCCAACTCAATATTGTTACGCACCGGCGCAAGTACTAGCAATTCTAATGACTGGGCCAATCTTGCCAAAGCATCTAATGCCTGTTGCACTTTGGCGTTCAGAACAGCATCTTCAACTTTAGTATTTTGCGATAGTGCAATTATCTGAGCTAACGCTTCGTTTGCAGTTGCCGCGGCATTGTCTGCCTGAAATTCAAAATCAGTCCCTATGATTACTTGCAACGTATCAACAGTGGAAAACAAAAGCTCGAACTGTCTGATTTGCTGTTGGTCAGTCAAGAACTCCGCAAGCTGGTCACGGGTCAGGTTTAGCCTACGAGAAACAGGTGCGGTAGCCATCAATACGCCAGTGCTTCAATCTGCGCTTCAAGCCGCACATAGGATACGTGAGCATCACTGTCGCCACGGAAACGCTGGATACGCCAGTTCCGCATGTGGCCCTGCTGAAACCATGTAAGACGCTTTTTGCGGTTGCCAATCGTGCCGACAGAGATAAACTTTTCTTGCGAATAGGTCTGCCCATCAACGCTGTAGCTAGTGCTAATTTGTGGATTCTTGCCAAGCGCAATGCTACCCGTCAGACTGACAAGCTCAAGTTCGTTAAATATCGCCCCGTTGCTCTCGTTGTAGACAATCAGCGTCCCAAACTCCCATCGAACTTGCTGGCCCCAGTGGTGGCCTGTATCCTGCACCAGATACCCGATATTGCTCGATTGCGGATCTCCCACCGTCCATTTGTCGTAGACCCACACCAAGTTTCTCGCAAGGTATTGAGCAAGACCATTTAGGGTGCTAACCAAGGTAAACCAGACCGGCGTTTGCAAAGCCTCTGATGCGGCTGCGTCATAAACCAGCGTCTGGTCTGGCAAATGAACGTAGAGATGCTGGTGGTTCTTGT